AAGCAAAGATACTCCCGAAGCTCGGTGCATCATCTCCATTTCCTTTGAGCACCTGACCTGTTGTTCCCTTTGCCACATATTCGGGATCCCCAGAGTCATCATAAGAAATCAATTGCCCTATCCGATCCGCATGACCCGTGATCTTGGTAATCGGATCAATGCCGTCATCCTTAATCTGGATGCCGCCGACTGCTTTTTCCAGCCCACCTGCTGATGCCGTCACATCCGTATGGAGCATGGCAACCTGGACGGCATTGTTGGCAATGGTAACCGCACCAGTTGATGCCAGGGTTACATCCCCTGACACTCCTACAGAGTTAAGGTCGGTGCCGTCACCTACCAGGATCTTGCCGTTGTCGTTGGCATCAACGATTGCTCCATCAGCAGAAGCGTTGCCGACAACGATCTTACCCCGGGCAATGGGTTCCAACTGGGTAAGGGCAATCGCCGCATCACCCGCAATCTTTGCACCCGTTACTGATCCATCTGCTAACGCCAATGATCCGACACTGCCGTCAATCGATATGGTGGGTTGTCCTAATTGATTTAAAGTCTCCTTGGTGATTACATCTGCATCTCCAAATACTTTACCTGGTGTGACTGTCGCTGTTACTGCCATTACGATCTTGTGTTAAAAGTTTTGTTCCCCCCATAGGTGTCCAGGTTGACACTCGTCACCTCGACCCTTCCCTGGGTGTTTGAAATATTCATCTGTCCGTACCTACCCCTTCTCGGGCTGGCACTAAAAATCTCTTGCGCTTCCTGCATCCTGTTAGGGTCCACTCCCGTCTTCGGTGCGGTCCCTGCTGCTGTCAATTGAATCGAGTAATCCTGCCGGTAAGGTGTCGCATGATCATCGTTGGTATTGCTCACCACATAGTCCGCTTGATATGAGGGTCGATAATACTTGGTCCTACTCTTGGTGCGGTCACTAATCACTGTCTGCGACTCTTCAACCCCATCTGTAAGCACCTTCACCGAGAACTTAGGATCCCAGGTCTTTAGATTAACCCGTCCCTTCTTGATCATCCTGGCGTTGGGATCCATCGATTGATAACCCCGGGTCGTCATGTCGCAATTTATAGGAGTAATCCCAAGCTGAGAGTCTGTCGTCCCATCGAAACTCTCGTCCCCACTGAAACCTTCCTCGATCAAGTTTATGTATCCGTCATTGCCGGCAAAAAAGAGTCTCTCAGTGTTATTGTAATTCGCCTTAAAGAACTCCTTCACACATATATCGGTGCCCGTATCATATCCTGTCCATTGTTGGTTTAGGAAATCAAACACCAGGAGTGCGTTGTTCCCTTGACCGTAAGCAGTCTCAATTAACTGAGCAGTTACCTCGGATCCACCGTTCGCGTAAGGTAAGATGTTTACCCCGGTCGCCGCTGCGGTGAACTCACCATAACTCCCATCGATATCTCTGTAATGGGACCAAGCCGGGGGGGATGCCGCTTCGATGTTTGCCTCATTTTTCCCCAACCTAAACGCATAGGTATTCCCTATTGTCAGTCCGCTATAAGATAACGGTTGCGGTGTGCCAGATATATCCGAGTAGACGGTTTGCGTCAGCAGATTCTGAGTTGTAGGGGTTCGCAAATCCTTAAAGGGTACTGCGACATACAGTTTGTTGTCATGGTATGACATCCGCACCTTGTCCTGCTGCCGGTGGTCTATCCGGTCAATTAGACTATGAATGGACTCTGACAAAGGGAGACTCACTCCCTGGTAAGATGATAGTTCATTCTGTCGAATGCTCATCACACCCTTCCTGCCGGCAAAGAAGAACACATCCGGTCCAACAACCGCATACGCCCGAGGCGCGGCAAGACCCACATCTGGGATTAATGTGTCAATCCGCACATCACTTAATCCCGCATAGAAACTTGTAACAATATCAACTGACCGACTCTTAAACAGGACAATCTGGTTCCCCGTCACTTTGGCAATATCAACAATCTCCTCATCACTTCCCTTGTTCGCCCGGAAGATCTGGGTCGCATAAGTGTGAACCTCATCAAGAATGTCTGACGCATAAATGTAATCCACCTTGGCATCACTAGAAAAGGTGCCAGTGTTGTAAGCTGAAGCTACTACCAAACGGTTCTGAACATAGGTCGCACTAGAACTGTTTGGCATGATATTACTAACCTGAGTCCAGTGATCAGCATCAGTTGGTGCGGTCCCCGTAGTTGTCGAATCCAAGGTGGTGTTTTCCGCACCAAGGATGGGAGTTCCCGTTGCCGCAACCTCCCCACCACCCGCACTAAAGGTTATTGTGGGATTGGTAAAGTGCCCCGTGCCGGTGTTTGACATAGACACCGACTCGACCTCCCATGCCAGGGTAAAAGTTGCACTAGTCCCCGCACCACCAGAAACTGAAACTGCATTACTGGGAAGCGCAGTGTAATTCCCGGCAGCAAGAATCTCGACAGTCTGTATCGCACCACTGCCGTTAACCGAAACTGCTTTAATAGTTGCTGTCACCGAGGAGGTCCCGGCAGCAACACTGAGAACATCTCCAGCAGAATAACCGGACCCCGCAGCAGTGATAGTTACCGATTTAACCTTCATCGCCACACTGACCACCGTCCCGGCAGCAGGGTTGATGGTAACGGTTGGCACCGAAGTGTAAGTTCCTGCCGCAGTGACCGTGAGTCCGGTCATGGACTTCGGGTAGTTGCGCTTGTAGAAATTAATGTTGAGCGAAGCAGTCACCGTCCCAGCCGCACTGGTTGTGGTGATGTTGGACAACGCATTATAAGTGAAAGTCTTGTCACCGGTAACCGTAATCTGGTGTCTCCCGTTGTACCCGATCTCCCTATAGGTTGGGGATCCACTTGCCGTACTGGAAACAGAATCAGTGCTAGTGTCATAGGGCACCTCATATGTGAAGACCGTGCTACTGGTTACAGTGATTCGGAATGTACCGTTGAACTTGGTGTATGCGTAGGTGCCCGAAGTTCCGCTAACCCCACCAATGACCACATAGTCGCCAGTACTAAACGGATGCCCTCCTGACCTCGTGACAGTTGCTAACTGACTTGCCCTGGTCAGACTTGTGATAGCAGCAGTGCTCGGTTCTGTAGCACCGGCAATCGTTACTGCTTGGTTGCTAATTAAATTGTGATCGTTAGGGGTGGTAACCGTACATGCTTTGGTAGTCGCTGAATTAGCAATACTCGTAATTGCAATGAAGGGTCCATAGGAAACTTCGTTACCACTGGCATACCCTGTCGCTGCCGCATAGTCGTCCAGCATGTAGGTGAACCCATCATCGATACTGCTCATCACCAAGGGCTTAAAGTTTCTGCCCCGGAAAATGATTACCTTGTCAAACGCTTGAACAAACTGACAATCCTGGAGAACCTTTTCACCACTAGGAAGTGGCAGTTGAACAGGTGTGTTGTTCTGTCGAGTTTGGTACACCTCTCCATCAGCGGCGATCAGTACAAAGTCACTTGAATCTGGATCCTTGAAGTTGCCAACCCCGTAGATCTTACCCCAGTTCCGCACCTCTTTGTACAACTCAGGTTTGGTAGAGTTTAACCATGCCGGCTTTACTACACCTTTCCTGGTTTCCGCCACACCATTGCGGAAGCGCATGTTCTTGGCATGCGAAGCAATACCGGGGGTTAAGGAACCCGGATCCACCCGAGTGTTAACTCCTACAAAACCTGTATCACCTGCTAGTTCCGGTTCCACTACTTTTTTCTCTCTAGTTCGTACTCAAGACTCGCTACTTTCCGCAACGCCTCCCTCGTCCACTCTGGCGCGGAGTGTGCGGCCCTCTGGAATTGACGGTGTTCGATCAGTTCCTTCACTCCATCCAGCTTCGGACCTGTTTGGCATCCTGCGAGCAGTCCGCATAGCATTATCAATATGAGTGAGCTTCGCATCATACCTTGCCTTCGCTTGTGCCTCTCTAACTCCATCTGCTATTTTCAAAAAAAGCCGCCCCAACGAAGGAACAGCTTTCAACAACGCTATAATTGCGCTGACAATTCCCATTTATCCGTTGGCTTTTTCTGCTGCGAGTTCGCTCTTCTTAACTCCCGCTCTCAAGAAAACCGCCAAGCCACTCGTCACAACTAATTGCAACGTCTCGGCTAGTTCCAGTTCGCCCGTGAAGTACCCACCTACTGCGGTGACTATTGCGGCAATCGCCGTCCATACTGTTTTAGATTTTAACATTATTCTGCTTTGTGTTCGCTTCTCTCCACTGCACCCAACTTAACCTCAACCGTGTTGGTTCCCGCTTTCATCTTCAAGGACGGGAACGGGATGTCCACCGCAAGGTATGGAATCTTAAAGTTAATGCCTTCTGGGCTAACCTTCGCGTCTGGCAACACTCCAGCTTTGCCTCCAACGCAGAGCGAGGGGATTGGCCAAGTGAGTGTTTGTCCAAACAGGGTAACGCTCGGCTTCGGCTTTAGGGCCGCACCAAACAAACCAGCATTGGCAGTCACCGCAGTTAGCAGCAACGCCCCGATAATAATTACACCTTTCAGTTTCATCTTTTTATCAACTGTCTAATTTTCAAAACTATATACACCAAGCTCGCGGCACTAATGC